TCCCCATACCGGCCCGATTTCCTAAATCGCGGTACCGTAATAGGATTATGCAGGTTCGAATCCTGCTGGGGACGCGAAAGAAAAGGTGAACATGGCACAGGAAATCAAGCTACCCAGTAACGTACAGAAGTTTATGGAAGAAGTCGTGTGGAAGGTGAATCCAGACTTCACGATTCGCAACAAGGCGAAGCCTGATGGGCTGTACACGCTCGTGAGCAAGGTGGTGGGCCTCTTCAACAAGGAGATAGACACCCGTTTTATCACCGTGATCAACGGCCAGTGCTGGTTCCCTGCGGATTATTTCAACCCTGCAGGCACCGAGTTTCTCGAGGACGGCCACTCCGTGATCGAGATCCTGGCCCATGAGACTGTGCACGAGCACGATCGCAAGCGTCTGGGCACCGTGCCCTTCACTCTTGCGTACCTGTTCCCCCAGATCCTCGCAGTCCTCTCGCTGCTCTCGATCTTCGCGATCTGGAACCTCCATTGGCTCCTGTGCCTGTTCTTCCTGCTGTTCCTCGCCCCCCTTCCTGCGCTTGGCCGCGCGTGGATCGAGGTCCGCGGCTACAAGACGAATGTCTCCCTCGGCCGCCTGAAGGGCTGGGATCCTGCCCTCACATCCTACAGTATCATTAAGACGAACTTCACTTCAGCGAACTACTACTTCATGATGCCCTTTTTCGACTGGACTTCAAAGCGTTTGCTTGACTTCTCGCATGAGGAAGAGGAGATCTACAAGACGATCCTTGATTGGTATAAGAAGAATGTGATGGTGCCCGTATGAGCGTAGGAAAGAAGTACGAGGAGATTGGAAAGGAGATTGGTCGCCTCGTGCAGGAGAAGAATGAGGCTTATGGAGACTCCTTCGGCCAGGCATGCCGGATCCTCGAGGTCCTGTATCCCGATGGAATCCAGCCGGCCCAGTACCGCGATGCCCTCGCAATCACCCGGGTAATCGACAAGCTCTTCAGGCTCTCGAACAAGAAGGATGCTTTTGGAGAGTCGCCGTGGAAGGACATCTGCGGCTATGCGATCCTGGGGGTTGCCAATGACCGAAAGGACAGCGAAGAATGATCGTAGGATTTACCTGCGGGTCTTTCGACCTTCTGCACGCGGGACATGCAATGATGCTCGAGGAGGCCCGCAGTCACTGCGATCGCCTCGTCGTGGGCCTGCAGACAGACCCGACCCTCGATCGCCCCGAGAAGAACAAGCCCATCATGGACCTCGCCGAACGACGAGTCATGCTGCAGGCAGTCAGGTGGGTCGATGAGATTCGTGAGTATAGCACGGAAGCAGAACTCGTCGACCTGCTCAGGGCCCTCAAGCCGGACGTCAGGATCGTCGGCGCCGACTGGAAGGGGAAACCATTCACTGGGTTCTCGCTTCCAATCAGGGTGGTCTTCAACACACGAGACCATGGCTACTCCACGAGCTCTCTGAGGGAGCGAGTATTCCACGCTGAGTTTGAGAAGCGGGTCACTCCCTCGTTGGCTCCCTACGCCGACTCGATCAAGAGGGCACTGGGCAACAAATAGAGAACCGGCCGCATGCCCTTCATGTTCCGGCTGAATACTTACAGGCATGCCTTATCAATCGCACACGTGGGAGCCTATTCCCGGGGACGCAGTCGAGAACGTCAACACAGGCTGCAAGCACTTTGGTAGTCGTGGGTATGTGCTGTCGATCGAAGACCTCGACGCCGACGCCGGAAAGACTGTGACGTACCAGTGCACGAATGCCGGCCCCTGTTGGGAAGTTGGAACGGAGCTGACAAAGACGATGGACCAGCTCGCGCCGCTGGGCGAGCATCTGGGCGAGGGAATCAGGTGGCACCTGAATGAGCGCGTCTCGTTCGAGGCCCCTGTCTATCGTCCTGGGACGGTCGAGTACTTCGAGCTCTTTAGGCAGGCCCGCTCCTTGTATAGAACAGGCGCTTATAGCCCCCTCACTGAGTCCGAGGAAGACCTATTACGGTCCGACTTAGGTGACATCGGGGTCTTCGAGGGTAGGCCTGTGCCATTGGATTTCCCAATGCGGCAGACGGGCATCGACGAGGCGAAGTATAAGGGTCGCGAAGTCGAGCTCGGAAAACCATCTAAGGGTGGTGGTAAGGCCCATGTCTATGTCCGCGATCCGAAGACCGGCAACGTGAAGAAGGTGGCATTCGGGTCCTCAATGCCGGACGCTATGGGTGACTCTGACGCTGCTAAAAAGCGCCGCAAGGCCTTTGGAGATCGACACAACTGTTCCGACAAGGACGATCGCACGAAGGCCGGCTACTGGGCGTGTAGGGCGACGAAGTTCTTTGGTCGTGACATTCCAGGGTGGTGGTGAACAATGCCGACGAAGCCTAAAAAAACTTCAAGATTCTCACCTGCTCCCCTTCGCACAGCAAAGCGTCAAAAGAAGACATCTGGTGGTGACTGCTATGAGGCAGCTGCTAAGTACATCCTCTCTGTGGGCAATCCCATGTTCGGCGGATCTGCAGCTGCTGCAGCAAATCTAGTGGTTGTCCATGCCGAGGTGATGGGTCAAGGACAAATCGAAGGAGTTCAGTACGGGCATGGATTTGTCGTTGACAAGTCGACTGACACTGTAATTGACACGTCTAATGGACGCGATCTCCGACTCCCGCGGATCATCTACTACGCCATAGGTCAGATTAATGACATAGATAACATCCACGAGTACATGTACGAGGAAGTCACTGAAAAGATGCTGGAGACTGGGCACTATGGCCCCTGGGACCTCAAGACATCGAGCGGACTGTGAGGAACACTATGAAACCTGTACAAGCAACACACACGGATCCTGCTTATGGGCCAACACCAACCTGGGTCCACAGGGTTGGCAAGAAACCTGGGACGCTGATTGTTGGAACAAAGAGCGGCGCTGAAGTCATGGAAGTGCCTGCGAACAGCGTCAAGTTCAAGTTTGGTCCGGACTCGAAGCTGTTTGGAATCCCTTACACAGATCCATATGCAGTTCAAGAGCGTGTTCTACGTGAAGTTGATGAGGAGAGCATCTTTACGGACACAAGCCCAGGAAGAGTGCCAGTTGATCCTCAGGATCTCGAGGCTGCTGAGGCTTCAATGACTGTGCAGGAATCTCGACGTCTCAAGGAGTACGCCGGCGGTGTGACGATGGCCATCGTAAAAAGGATGCCACAGTATCAGGAGTTCCTAAACTTTGTAACGACCCGTGATCTTCCTGGTATTCACCCCGACGACGTGCGGACACGCTGGGAGACGATGTTTGGCCCTATGGACAGGAAGCTTCTGAGCCCGATTATTGATGCCCTAGAGATGGACGGCGCTCTCGATAAGCCTGTAACATACGAGTCTAAGGAGAGTTCTCATATGAAAAAGTTCCCATTCACACAGACACAGCTCGACGAGAATAAGGTGATGAGATACTTCTCCAAGGACCTGACTGACGGAGAGCTCACCTGGCACCGCGACCGTGAGAACCGCGTGGTCCGGATGGTCGAGGGTAAGGGTTGGTACCTACAACTCGACGGCAAGCTCCCGAAGCCCATGCATCTCGGCGAGGCATACCAGATTCCTGCCGGCAGCTGGCATCGGCTCATCCGTCGACCTGATTCATCCAATCTCACAGTGATCGTCGAGAAAGCAAAGAAGGGCGATCAGGTCACGTATAAAGGCAAGAAGGCGACCGTCAAGGTTCCCGACGCCCGCGGTCCCTTCGTCGGAATCGACCCGGCTGGTCCTGACGACATGAAGATGGTTCCGGGTGACGAGCTTGACGAGCCGAAGAAGGGTAAGAAGAACGAGAGCGCTCGGCTCGAGGGTCTTCTAGACGAGGCACTCAACGACCTGCTCAGCGATGTCCTACAGGAGAAGAAGGGCAAGAAGAAGGGCCTCTGGGCGAACATTCACGCCAAGCGCAAGCGTGGTGAGCGACCTGCTAAGCCTGGTGATAAGGGTTATCCAGGACCAGGAGCTCTGAAGGCTGCTCGAGGGGACTGACAGGCCGTGCGGATCTCGGAGACACAGCTTCGTCTAATCATTAGAGAAGAAATTCTCGAAGAGAAAAAGCGCGAGCCCGGACCGCACCCTCGCTCATATGGCGCTCCTGAGGGTAGCAAGCGTGACGACATGCTCGATCAGACGAAGGCCGACCTGTCCAGCGGCGATCCTGAGAGAGAGAAGCGTGCTTGGGCCCGACGCGACAGGATGGAAAAGAAAGAGCGTGAGAAGCCAGGCTGGGAAAACAAGCCGCGCCCTGATACGAAGACTGAGTCTTATGGCGTCGTCGATGAAGATGAGCTCAGGGCGCTGGTGCGAGAGGCACTAAGCAAGAAGCTTAAGTCGACCCTGCGCAAGAAGGCTGAGAAGCGTGGGCTCACTCCCGGGTCTGTTGAGGCGGAGTATGAGAAGGGCCTCGCCGCATGGGGCACCTCAGGCTCACGCAAGGGAATGTCACAGCACCAGTGGGCCATGGCACGTGTCAACGCCGCGACCCCCTCTAAAGACTGGGCGACTGTCAAGAAGTCCAAGGCGAAAAAGAAGTGAGGGAATGATGTCGACCTCCACAAAGATAATGCTGGCGGTAGTGGCAGTCATATCTGTTCTGGCACTCGCTGGAGTTATCATCGGCGTGGCGACGCACACTGAGCCCGGGCTCATGCGCGTATGCTGGACCAATCTTGGTAGCGCTGTGTATGATTGCGATAGC